TTAATTCTCCTGTCCAAAATGCGCGCACAAGTCCGCCTTCAAGTTCGACTTCATACATGCTTTGATTGCCTACTTTGTAATCAGTTTCAGCAACGATTACGCCAGTCCTTCCGTGATGCTTTCCGGCTTCATACACGCGGCCAGTAGCATCTCGCCATTCTGGATCGTGAATCTTCACCTTGTCGCCTGTTTTCATGGTAGCCTTCTAACTCGTTATTATCCAGCGCACGCTTTGCTAAACACATTAGCAAAGCGATCGAGCGGGCTGATCACGGCCAGCCCGTTGCCATTGACGACGTGCGTGTAAATCATCGTCGTTTTAACATCCTTGTGGCCCAACACCTCTTGAATGGTGCGGATGTCCGCCCCGCTCTGCAAGAGATGCGTCGCAAAGCAATGCCGCAACGTGTGCGGCCCCACCGGCTTATGTATCCCGGCCTTGCGCGCCGCCTCTTTCACCGCCCGCTGCACGCTCGATTCAAACACGTGATGCCGCCGCCTTACTCCGCTGCGCGGATCGGTGCTGATGTGATAGGCCGGAAAGACATACTGCCACGCAAATTCATACTCCGCGCCGGGATATTTGCGGTCAAGCGCGCCGGGCATCTCCACGCTGCCCAAGCCGTTGGCCAGATCATCGACGTGCTGCGCTTCAACTTTTGCCAAGTGCAGCCGCAACGAATCGATCAAACGCGCCGGCAGCGGCGCGATGCGATCGCGGTTGGATTTGGTGTCCCTGATCGTCACGGTGTGCAGCCCCAAGTCCAGGTCTTTCACGCGCAGCCTCAAAACCTCGTTGAGGCGCATACCGGCCCCGTACAACAACTCGCCCATCAAGCGATACACGCCCTGCAAATGGATCATCAGCCGCGCCGTCTCATCCACGGTCAATACTGTTGGCAAATGCTGCTCAACTCTGGCGCGCACCGCGTCGATGCCCTTTAATTCACGCCCCAGCATCTCACGGTACATGAACACGATCGCCGCCAGTGCTTGATTTTGTGTTGCGGAACTGACATGCTCATCAACCGCCAAATGCGTCAAAAACGCCGTGACTTCAGCCTCGCCCAGGTCGCGCGGATGCCGTTTTTGGTTCCACAGGATATAGCGCCTGATCCAGCCCAGGTAACTAATCTCGGTCTTGTAGGCATAGTGCCTGGCGCGCAACCGATTGCGGCAGTCATCTATAAACATCAAGCACCTCCATCACACCGCACAATGTGGCTTGTGATGCGTGACTCACCGCCGATAGTACGGCCGCACGATGCCGATCAGCCAGGCGATTACCGCATAGATGGCGAACGTGGCCCCCACCCCGGCGATGTCGCGGCCCAACTGCAGCAGCGCGCCGGTCCCCAGCAGACCGCAGCCCAGTTGAATCAAAAATGGCGTATTGGCGTTGTGCCGCACGATCAGGTTGATGCCCACCAGATGGACGGCCGCCGCCAGAAAGTTGGCAGCCAGCACCAGCAGCGTGCCCAGCATGGACGGCGGCCACTGGATGATGTCGCTGCCGTGAATAACCATTAGCGCCTGCATCTGCACCACCACGGCGGCGATCCAGTACAAGGTCAAGCCCAGCAGCAGCACCACAATCAGCGTGTTGACCGTGTTCACCGCCGAGGCGTCCAGATAGTCTCCTTTGGCAGTCTTTACCGCCCACGCATCCACCACCCGCACCCGCTGCACATCGTTTGATTCGCTCATTGAATCATGTCCTTTCCGACTATTGCCCCCGCCCTCCACGCCATGTCAATCGCTCCACCGATGGCAATTTGCAACTGGCAGATGATCAGCCAATCATCATCGCATACCGACTGGCGCAAGCGATCGATCAATTCCCGCTGCCGTTCGGTGTATTTCAGCGTTGCCAGTTCAAGCACAGGCTCAAACGGATGTAACGCATCTTCAACTTCCGGCACTAAGGCTTGCATGGCTTGCAGCGCCATGCTCGTAGAACATTTCGTTTCCATGATCTCCCCAGATCCTTTCTGTTAAACGACACAAGCCCGCGTCGGCGGTCGCCTACCGGATCTGGGGAGATCAAGAGCAGGTTATCACCGGCGCGGGCCTGTATCCGCAATCGATGTATTCAATTGTAAATTGAGCAGGCAACAAAAAACCCGCTCGCATCGATCTCCCCAGATCAATTAAATTCTACACCCGATTCAGCCTTTGTCAATACGCAATTTTGCAGTCGCGCGCCGGGCCGCATCATTTGCTCCCGCTGCCCGTGGGGGCAGGCGGCTTTGCGGGCGCGGGAGCGGGCTGCCAGATGACGGTATCGCCCAGGCGCTTCACAATCAGTTTCTGGCCGGGCTGCATTGCCTCGATTACGCGGATCAAATTTTGAGCCGTCGTCACGCTGATGCGCTTGCCTTTGTCTACCACGTGCCTGCCCCCTTGCGCTGCTCGATCTCCGCGGCCACCCGCGCCGTGGTCTGCGGCACAATGTCGCCGTACTGCGCCCGCCACGTCACCGAGCGGCAGCGGCAGTTGATGGTGTTGCCGGGGCTGCCCGCCGGATCGCGCGGATACATCAGCGGCTCTTTAGGCTGCCCAACTTGCGCGGCCACCTTAAACGGCTCAGCCACGCGCACCGTCTGACCGTGCGCGGCCAGATGGCCCGTGCGCGTGCGATGATCGCCGGTGGCCACCCACATCTTGAGCAGGTCCGGCACCATCTGCGCCACTTGATCTTGCCGCGCCTGCGTGGCGATGCTGTACACGCGGCCCGTTTCCGTCCGATAGATTTTCTCGGCCCGCGCCGAGATGCCCGTCAGGCCGCTCAACCGATCGGTGTCACCGACGATCGCGCTGACGCGCAACATCACATCGAAGGGGCTTTGCTGGCCCAGCAGACCCTGCGTGATGGCGGTGTTGATGCTGGTCCGCGCCTCATCGCTGATCGATTTGATCAAATCCGCGCTGTAGCCGTGCAGCACAGCCACCACGTTGCGGCTGAGCCGCGCAATGGGCAGGCGCAGTCCGCTGACGGCCAGCGGATCATCCACGGACTGCACGCCCAGTTCATACGCTTTGACCACCGCGCCGCTGGCCCGCGCCGTCGCCTCACGCTGGAAGATGGCGATCAGATCGTTGACCTGTGCTTGCAGGTTGCGGGCATTCTCCAAACGCCAGCCCTCTTCGGTCAGGATGCGCGCCCGGATTTGCGCCAGCGTGTCATTCAGCAGCGCCAACGTCTGCCGCAGCGCCGTGTCTTCCAGATCATTCACCTGGTTAGTCAGCGCGCGGATCGTCTTGATGTAATCAGCCTTCGTTCCGGCCATCGGGTAAGTTCCAGTCCCACGTAAATGATCCGTCTTCGTTCCGGGTGATGGTGGGCGTCACCTCAAAAGGCCGCGCACCTTCGTCGCACTCTGGCAGATCGGGATGTTCGACGTAAAACTCGAATATATCAGGCGCATAGTCGTGGCGCACGATGTTGTATATTTCGGTGCCTTCCGGCATGTGCAGTTCACGCGCGATCAAAGTGCCACTTACCCTTAGACTTACCATGTGGCGTCCCATTGTTCTCCCTCACTCGTGACAAGTTACATTGTGCCGCGTTACGCTTGCTTGACTTCCGGCCGCACCAATTGATCCAGCAGGTCATCAATGCTGTGCTGCACATCTTGCTGTGTTGCATCGGCCAGCGCCGCATCCAACCCCGGCGCGGTTTCACCGGCCTCATTCTGCGCCAGTTCATTTAGAACTCGATCCACATCCAGCGTCACATTCAACAGTTCCGCGCCGCGCGCCAGCAGCAGCAGCGCGTCACGCTTGGTCAGCAGTTTGGACGTGTAGGCGGTGATGACGGCGTTGACGATGCCGCCCAGCGCGGCCACCGCGCCGGTGGTATCCTTCATGGCAATCTCGGGCATGACCACTTCAAACGCCTCACGCGCCAACTGCGTGCGCGGTGTGCCGTCTTGCTCATAGACCGGCTGGCCGTTGCTGTCCAGCACCGCCACCCGCGCCGGCAGCGTGCCCGCCGCCACCGCGCAATCGACGACGTACTGCAGCACGCGGGTCAAGTGCCGCTTCACCACACCCTGCCGCGCTTTGAAGCCTTTATAAGTGGGTCCGCCCTGCGCCGTGGCCGTAGCCAGGTTGGCATCGCCGCCGCTGCCCAGCATGTAAACCGGATAGCGCGAGCCGCTGGCAATCAGCGTCAGCACCGTGTCGGCCAGGCTGCCCCAATCGGCTCCCTTCAAGTCCGGGTTGCTGGCATTGACAGTCACCTTTTCATTGTGACCGAAGACGCGCCCGCTTTTGTTCTGCGCGTCGATGAAATTGCGCACGGTTGTGGCGATGACCGCTTCATCTGCGCCGTTCACCAGCAGATCCCACACAATGTCTTTCAACATGGCCGCGTGTTCGAGGATGTCGAAAAACATCTGATCGTAGCGGTCCAGCCAGTCGATCAGCGCCAGCCCGTCCGGCCGCCCGCGCAGGCCGATGGTGGTCTTGTTGACCTGCGTCAGAAAGCACTGGCCGTCATACGTTTCACCCGCCACGGGGGTCATGACCTCTTCGACGATACGGCCATCTTCGGTTTTCTGCCGCCACGCTTTGCCATTGCAGACCTCCATCACACGGATGTTGGTATAGCCGGTGCTGCTGTCGCTGTCCGGTTGATTGGACTCGATAACGCGATAACGCCCGTCGCCAAAGCCCACCAGTTCGCCCGCCTCAAACGCTCGGCCGGTGGCCAGTTCCAGCGTTTGCACACCCGACAGTTGGCGGCCGTCCGAGCGGACGACCTTTAGAATGCGCCCGCGCTGCGTCTGGTCATCGCCGCCGATCGATTTGAGTTTAATGGCGATGATGTCTTCGCGGTTGTCTGGATCGGTGATCACGGCGTCGATCTCAGCCGGATCGATCGCGCCCAGCCGCACGCGGCCGTCACCCTCGCGCACAAACGCTTCCTGAATCCATTCGCCGTACAGTTTGAAATCGCGCACGCGCTGCTGGCCTTTGCCTGCCCAGTCGTTGACATCATCCTTCAAATGCGCGTCCAGCACGGCCTTAACGGCTGGCACGTCGCACTTCAGGGTGGGGCCGTCTTCGCCCCACACGTAGTCTGTACTGATGTTGGCAATGGCCCAGGCCAGCGGATTGCTGGCATACTGCCGGTAACTGCGCTCGATGGCCGCCTCTTGCGAGGTTGAGGTTTCATCGCGCACGGTAAAGCGCGCGGTGCGATAGCCGCGCCCCATGACGCCACCCCCAAACCCGATCGGCGGTTCGTCATTAGCGCCATCTTCAAAGCCGCTGGCATACGCCTCGCGGGCGCGCTGATCGCCGCGGCTGCGCGGCTCAAAGCCCAGGCGTTCCAGCAGACGGACTGCGATTGGTTTACGTTTGGTTTGCATGTCCATGAGTCCTTTCACTCAGCACAATGTCCATTGTGTCTGGTTATTGTTGCCAACTCGATCGCGGTTTGCTGGCGTGCGGCGTGTCGCGCTGCACAGCCACCGAGGCGGCCGGCGCGGCCCGTTCCGCCAGATACTTCATTGCGCCGCTGATGGCGTCGATCTGATCGTCGTGTTCGCCGTTTGGAAAGGCGTCCATTTCATCCAGCAGCGCCTGCGTCCATTCGCCGCGCACGGCGTAGATCAGGCCGTCTTCCAGCCGCGTGCCCCACACGGCGGCGCGCATTTCTTTGGTGCCTTCCGGTTTGTCCGGTTCGATGACGCGGTTGGCCAGCCGCGCATCGTCATGCACGTCCTGGTAATAGCCCAACTGCGTGCCGTTGGCTTCGATCAAGGTGACGGTGTTGAGGCCGTCCAGCAAAGCATATTCCACGATGACGGGCTTGGTCTGCGGCCAGCGCCCGCGCACGCGCTTGAGGTTGAGGATGTAGCGCCGCCCGGCGGCATCGATGCCCACCAGCGCGCCCGCCGCATAGTCTGCGCCTTGCTTTTCGCTGAAGGCCAGATCCCAGCGGCGCACGACGGCGCGCAAAGGCGGCACTTGATCGGCGTTGATGAGTTTGAGCAGCGCGGGATTGACGATCTTTTCACCTTCGATGCGGGGCGACTGCTGGTAGAGCGCCGCCCACGCGCGGGCACCGATGGCCGATCGGATTTGCTGTAACACGTCCAGCGGATATTTGCCCGGCCACAACGCTTCACCTTCGGCGCGCTGTTCATAGTGCGAAGCGGGCGTCGCTTCCGCAATCGCGGGCAGGCGGATGACGGTCCATTGATCGGCCTCGTGATCGTCGCGCATGGCCTTGATTAGCCGCCCGGCCAAATCGTCCTCATGCCAGCGCGTCATGGTCAACAGGATGCAGGCGTTGTCCTCGGCGCGAGTGCGAAAGGTGGAGGTGTACCATTCCCAGATGCTTTCGCGGATGGTGCGGCTGTCGGCGTCGGCGCGATTTTTGATCGGGTCGTCGATGATGCCAAAGTCGAAGCCCATGCCGGTGATGCCGCCGCCCACGCCCGCGCTGCGATAGTAGCCGCGCCGGTTGACAATCTCGAAGATGTCGCTATTGCGCAGATATGAGCCGTTGGCTACGGCCCGCACGTTGCTGGACCACAATTGCGTGGCCGGAAATAGCGCGGCATAGGCGCGATCTTCGATGATGCGCTGCACGTCTCGATTGAGCAGGCTGGACAAATCGGCGCTGTAGGAACAGGCGATAATGCGCGCGTCTGGATTGCGCCCCAGCAGATAGGCGGGCAAGCGGCGGCTGACCAGTTCGCTTTTGCCGTGCCGCGGGGGCATCTCCACGATCAAGCGCGGAATGCGACCCGCCACAAATTGATCCAGCACCGCGCACAGCGTGCGATGGTGCCAGTTCACTTTGTAGTCCGGCTTGGTGGCCGTGGTGAAGTCGATGAGGCTAGTCCGCGCCCGGCGACGCTTCAGCAGTTCCAGTGCTGCCGCTTGCGTTACCGGGGCGTGGCTGGCCGGTGATGATGGCAATGAGATCATCGTCTGGCAACTCGTTGATGGTGACGGTTTGTTCGATGCCGCCGGGCTGGTTTAACTGCGCCTTGCTGGCCGTGTCCGGGTCGGCCAGGCTGATCAATTTCGAGGCGGCGATAATCCGATCGCTGCCGCGTTGCTTATCGTCGGCCATGATGGTTTTGTACGTGTCCGGCGCTTCGGCCGCGTACTCGGCGATCTTGCGCAAGCGTTTGGTGCGGTAATGCGCTTCGATGGCCGCCGTTTCAATGTCGCGCCATTCCAATGCCCGCTGATAGCACGCTTCAAAGGCCGCCTTGATAGCAGGATCATGCTGCCATTTGCCGTACCAGATGGCTTCGGCGCAGGTGTCAATCCGTCCAAACACGTCTTTGACCGGTTCGCGGTTTGCCATTGCAAACGCCAGCCTGAGCACCGTCGATCGTTTTTTGGCCGAGTGCGGATCGGGCAGCGCGTTCAACAACACGCGCAGTTCTGGCGTCAACCAATCGCGGGCCGTTGGTTCAATATCAATCGACTCAACGGGTATTTGTTCAACCGCTTGATCAGTTGGTTGACGCTTTGATTGTCTGGGTTTTGGCTTAGCACGGTTAGACATGAGTTTGATCTAACTTCGATCACAATTTCTTTCAGGCCGCTGTTTAATTAGCAATAGCAACTTGTCTATGCGATACGCTCAACCCGCGATAAAACCCGCTGCAAACACGGGGGGCGCGGGGGGTTACTGCGCACTGCGCTACTGCGCACAATAACCCTTGTCATCAGTCACCGCACCGTGATTCGATTCAGCGCCGCATCGATGTTCTTCACGATCGCGCGCCAGATCCGGCGATAGCGTTCGTGCTTCAGCATCTTCTCGCACCACTGCACGTCTCTCAATGTCGGCATACATCGCCTCGATTCCGTTGGCGATCGAATGGATGATCGCCAGTTGCCAGCCTTCCATGACGCTAGTCCTGATGGTTGCCGGCCATGATGAAGGCGGGCAAGTACAGGGTTGGATCGGTGGCGAAGCGGTTTACCATCGCGTCGGTGGGCGGCCACGGCAGATCGATCATGGCTGCGTAATTGGCCGCCTGGGGTGAGGCGATGAACACGATCGCGTCGTGCTGCGCTTGCAAATCATTGCCGATGCGGTCCTTCAGCGCTTGCAACAACAGCGCGGCAATCATGCGCCGGCAAGCGGACTCGTGCAGATCGTCCAACCCCAACACGGAATAATTGCTCATGGTTTCCGCCATACGGTGATCAACTTGCGCGTTGTCGGATTAACCACCTGCACTTCAATCAACTGGCCCGTCCGGGCCAGCGCGTGCAGCCGCGTCAGGGCCGCGCGCGGCGTAACTTTCCACCGATCCGCCATTTGATCGGTATCCACATCGTCCGGCTGGCGTTGCTCGCGCGGAAACAACGCGGCCAACTCATCGGCCAACGGCACCGGGCCGTCAATTGATAGATCGTTGACGGTTGGGCGCGGCATATTGAATCAACTCCGCTCGATTGGCGGCCACGTGCCAGATCAGGCCGCCGATCGATGGCGCAAAAAACGGACCGATGCGATACCCAAAGTTGGTGGGCATCTGCCAGCAGGGCGTAATGCCCACGGTGATATTGCGAAAGGTGATCGGTTCGCACACGCGGTGGGCGTGATGGGCAAACATCGCGTCCGGCCGGGGCATGTTTTGCCGGGCGCAGGCCAGATCGGCATTGCGCGCAAACGCAATCAGGCTGTTTTCCAGCGTCCATTCGCGGCTGCCAATCGATAGCCCGTGATGACTCCACCACAACCGCCGGCCGCCAATGCTCAGGTTGAAACTGTAATCGCATTGCACACCCAAGCGGTAGTACACCGCCCGATCGTCGTCGCCGGTATCCCCGACGTGCGCCGCCGTGCCTGTCACGCCCAAGCACGCATCGGCCATACTCACAAACGGCCCCAACAGCGAAGCGGCCATCTCCACCTGATCGGAATGCACGCCGCTGGTCTGAGTGGTGGCGTGATGCTGCACCCCATCGACCAGATCGCCGCCCAACCCAACAAACACCCGGTGCCCTTTGGCCAGTTCCTTGACGCGCTTTTCGTAGTCCTTGAAACTGGCGTACAGCCACTTTTGATTCTCGCTGGCGCTGTACGGGCGCTTTTCCTTGCTGCCAATTTCATAGCCCGGCACGCACAAGCCGGTATCGCTCATCACGTGCGTGTCTCCGACAAAGACGCCCAACCACGGACGTTCATCGGATTTCTTTTTTGCCTGTGCCATGTCCCTGCCCTGCCCGATCAGTTCGGGCGTTTGGGTGTCCACTCCGCGTCAAAGTCAAGCATAATGACCCCGCAGACGGCAATGGCGGGGGTGTTGCCATACCGCCCGCACAGCGTGGTCTGCACGCCATCCCACGGATCACAAATGGCATAGTCACCGTCTTGCGTGCCCGTCACCAGCACAAAGTGCTGCTGCAAGCCCGGCTCGTGTGCTTTGGCGTCAACGTAAATGATTACCGGCCAGTCGGCGGCCAGCCGCCGATCAATTTCGCCCAACTGTGCGGGCGAGGCCGGGCGCGTGGGGCAATCGATGCGGCCGGTGTATTTGAGATACGGCCAGATGGTGCCCAGCGCGGGCCACCGCACAAAATTGTGATTGATGAAGCCCACGTTGGCTTTGAGCGTGGCATTGATGACCAGCGGATCATAGACGGGCTGTTCGTCGGTCAACTGCAAACTGGCGTTGAGCAGCATGGCCAGGCAGGTGATGGCGCAGCCGTAGTTGCCGATCGTTTCGCGGCTGTGTCCCAAATACTGCGCCCGCCACGCCGGGTCGCGCTGGCTGATCGGGTTGATGTACATGCCTCACTCCATGGTGACGCTGTAACTGGTGTCCGGCCCGACACTCAGCACAACGTCGTTTGTGTTCAGTGCCGGATCGACCACTTTGGTCAACGTGATCGGCTCGGCAAAGCGAATTGCCACGCGCAGATCCGGCTCGGGCGTTTGATCTGGCGTGGGGTGCGCCGCCACGTAATCGGTCAGGTGCGGCAGGCCGTTGACGATGTTTTCATCGCCGCCCAACTGGTACACGCACGCGCCGATGATGTGGCCGTTGGCCATGAGGCGCGCGTCATACCACGCCAGATCGGCCAGCCACCGATCGCGGTTAGTGAAGCCCCCCACCCCGTTGCCGCATTCGTTGATGACGATGGCGGGCACGGCGTTGCGCGTCCGCAAAAACGCGATCACGCGCTCGTAGCGGGTGGCCAGATACGGCGCGCTGGCTTGCAGCGTGCCAAAGTGCAGGCCGTACTCGTGCAGCGTCAACAGATGGCCGCCCGCCTTGAAGGCCAGCAGGGCGGGCAGCAACCGCTTCCAGCGATCCTCGGCGCTGCCCGGTTGAATCAGGCCGTTGGCGGCTTGCGCCGTCATGGCGGCCGAGCGATTCAGCGCCAGGCGTTGCACCACGCGCGGGGCGCGATGACCCAGCAGCGCATAGGCCACTTGCAACAGCGCGCTGTCATCGCGCGGATTGCCCGCGCTGAAGTTGGGGCCAGCCAGTTTGAAGCCGTTGGCCTGCGCGATGATGACGCACTCGATCAAAAAGGCATTGAGCCAGTCCATGTCGCTGGCGGGGCCGCCGTCTTGCTCGTTGATGGGCGCGTAGTAGTGGGCGCGATTGCGCCGCCAGATTGGCATGATGCGCGCCAGCCAGCCGCGCGCGCTCTGTACCGGATCGCCGCGGTACATATCGGCGGGCGCGTCGCCCACGGGCTTGCCCAGGGCATCGGCTTGCGTGCGGTAAACGACCAGCGTGCGCGGACTGTAGCGGGCTACGTCCGGCCACACATCCTGACCGACGGCTTGAATGACGCTGTAGGGCGAGCCAGCCGCGGCGGCGCGCTCTAGCGCCGGTCCAAAGCCGTTGCGCTTGCCCGCGCTGACGTGCAAGCCAAGTTTGCTCATTTGTGGCCTCGCAGTTCCTGCATTACTGCGGCGTGGTGGTCGTCAATCCGATCGGTCATGCCGCTGACCAGTTGGGCCAGTGATGACATGGTGACGTTGACGGCCTGCATGGCGGTGGAAAAATCGGCGATGACCTTCATATATTCGTCGTGGCGGAGTTTTGATTCGAGGGTGTCTGCATCGAGGCGCTGTTTTTCTTCTTCATCCAACCTGTCCTGGCGCTTGGTCACATACGGCCAAACCTTGCTCACGGCAAACCACGCGCCCAGAATGACCAACACGATTGCCAGTCCATTGTTGGCCGTTGCCTGTAGTAACTGCTCCATGCCTGTATCCCCTGTCCTGAAAAAATCAAAAAGGCGTCGATCTGCCCGCGGCAGAATCGACGCCTTTCAGTTGTGCGTACAACTCAGTTATGCGATTTTTTGATGCTCTTCGACGGTGACGCTCAAGGCTCCCGCGCCGAAGGCAAACCGGATGGCCCCACTGCCCCGATTGACCAGCTCGGCATTATGAATCAGCCACCGGATGATGTCCACAATCCGGCCGCGAAGGTTTATCTCGCGTTCTCCATCAACAATCTTGAGCACGTTTCTAATATATCACAATTACCAATTAAAAGTCAACCATGCGGACAAAGGTCGATTAATTTTGCCTTGTTTTGCAGACTTTTGTCCGCATGGCGTAATCCGTCTAAATCACCTCACACGGCACAATATAGATTGTGCCGTGTGGAGTGCTAACGGCACGGGCATAAGCCGCCCGCGTTACTCGGATTCATCCCGCGCTGTTGGCAGCGTAGCGGGTCGGTCTTCATGCCCTTGTTTGGCGGCTACGATCCGAATGCTGCGAAGATCAATAAACATCCAAAGCTTAATGCAATCGTAGCGACAATTACGAACCAGACATTTTCAGGGTATCCATTTTCATCCATGATAAGCCGCCTAACGGATTGGCGTCAGCCGCGTTGCCACTCACGCGACCGACAATGGTTTAGAGATCACCCCGTAAAGTGGCTACGGGCAACGTCGGACTGCACGCCGTGTTGGGCGGCTACCACTCTGTGCTACAGAGCATCCCGCGACCGTTCCACTCTATCCATTCCGAAACGGTTTTTGTCTGGCGAATATCTCCATTAAAAACCTCTGAGACATCGCATTCAATTGTCATACTCGTTGACGGATCGACTTCGGAGAATTGATCCGGGCTGGATGCTTCTTCACCAATGTATTCAGCCTGGATTGCGCTCGCATCTTCTGGTGATTCAGCGACAATCCACTCTGTTTCGTCGTGGTAGCATGTTAGCATTCTTGCCTCCAAGAAAGCCGCCCAACGG